TTCTCCGTGAGCCGGACCTGTAACACCCCCGACCGGAGTGGTGGCCGAGTGGTCGAAGGCACACCCCTGCTAAGGGTGCAGACCGGGAACGGTCTCGAGGGTTCGAATCCCTTCCACTCCGCCAGATTTCCTTCCCATTATATTACTTAACCTCTTGAAAATAAAGAAGAATACGCAGTACGTCCCCTTGCGTAGCCCCAGATACCCCTTGATTTGTGACACATCTTGTTGCACAAGATGGACTCGGGGCCAGTCCGGGAGTCGCGATTATGACGATCATGAAAAGAGGTTCGACCTACCATCTGCGAAAGCGGGTGCCGTTGCGCTACGGCCGCGTAGAACCACGGGCGATAGTCGGGATTAGCCTCCACACCGATTCCCTGTCAGCCGCCAAGGTGAAGGCGGATATGGCATGGCAACACATGATCGAGGCTTGGGAAGCGCGGCTGGCAGGCGACACGTCCGACGCCGAACGCCGTTTCGAGGCGGCCCGCGAACTGGCAGCGATCCGGGGCTTTCGCTATCTGCCTGCGGCCGACGTGGCGAAGCAGCCCACCGAAGAGCTTCTGGCCCGTGTGGACGCCGTGCCAGAGCGCAACGGCAAACCCGACATGAAAGAAGCTGCCGCAGTCCTTGGCGGGGCCACAGAACCGCCGATCACGGTCAGCCGGGCACTAGACCTGTATTGGGGACTCGCTGGCGACAGATCGCGCGGCAAGAGCGAGGACCAGTTGAGGCGGTGGAAGAACCCGCGCAAGAAAGCCGTTGCCAATTTCATTGCCGTGGTTGGCGACTTGGAGCTTTCCAAGATCGGACCCGACGACATGCTCGGATTCCGCGAATGGTGGATGGATAAGCTGGACTCCGAAGACCTGACGCCGAACTCGGCGAACAAGGATTTGATCCATCTCGGCGACGTGCTGAAGACGGTCAACCGGATGAAGCGTCTTGGGCTGGTGCTGCCCCTGACTGACCTGTCATTCAAGGAAGGCGAGCGGGGTCAGCGGCCGCCGTTCTCGGTCGAATGGATCAAGACCAAGTTGCTGAAGCCCGGTGCGTTGGACGGGCTCAATACCGAAGCCCGCTGCATCGTCCTAGGCATGGTCAATACGGGCTATCGCCCCAGCGAAGGACAGGCCCTTACGGCCGCCCAGATCAGGCTGGAAGGCAAGGTGCCCCATATCTCGATTGAGCCTGTGGGGCGACAACTGAAGAGCGCCTACGCCCGGCGGGTCATCCCGCTCGCTGGCGTGAGCCTTGAGGCCTTCAAGGAATGTCCTGAAGGCTTCCCCCGCTATGCTGACAACCCCAGCCTCTCGGCCACGGTCAACAAGTTCATGCGGGCCAATGGGCTGATGGAGTCGCCGAAGCATGTGCTCTATTCGCTGCGCCATGCTTTCGAGGACCGGATGCTTGCGGCCGGTGTCGATGACCGGATCAGGCGCGACTTGTTCGGTCATCGCCTGACCCGGGAACGCTATGGGGCGGGTGCCAGCTTGGAGCGCCTTGCCGAAGTGATTCAGAAGGTCGCGCTTTGAGCGAGTGCCCGGGCGCGAGCCATCACGTCGTTGGCCTCGGCCTTGGCGACTTCGGCTTCAAGTCGAGTGAAGATCGGCACATAGACCGGATCGACCACCACCAGTTTCGCCACCTTGGCGAGTGCCGCCTTCAGGCGATCAAGATTTTCCATCATGGCTCCTGCGGTGGCGGCTTGGTCAGGGCCACCACAGAAGGGTTGAGGTTTAGGCGGTCACGGCCGCCGGTGAAGGGTCAGCCGTCCAGCCGCACGACAACGGACGCGGACGGGTTGCCAGCGACGGTGATCGCCACGCCGATACGGTCATTCGCCGCAGAGTCGTCGTCGAGCGTCACCACGCCCGCACTCGCGTCGAAATAGAGCACATCGCCCACGTCAACGGCGTCGGTCGAGAGTTTAGGTAGGGTGAAGCAGCCGAGCGTCACAAGGTCGAGGTCTTCGCCGATACCTGCGTCACCGGCTGCCACGCCGATCAGAGCGCCGACTTGCACGATGTCGCCCGAGGAAGCCGTCGCAGCGGCCGTTATAGTGATGTTCTCACCCTTCTGCACATAGTTCTTCATTTCAGGTCAGTCCTTTCGACGTGTTGAAGATGATGGTTGAAGACGGCCGCTTTCCGGCGGCCGCAATCTCTGCGTCAAGGGCAGCAAGGGCCGCCCGCATTTCGGAATCAGAGCGATACTCGACTTCCTCGCCCGACTGGTCCCTGACCCGCCGGACGCCACTGCCCCGCGCCCGCAAGAGCGCGTCCCGGGCAGCCTGAAGATCGGTGAGGGTCAGGCCCATGAATCACACCCCTGCGTTGCGGACAGCGCCGCGCCAGTCGAGGGCACCCGCGCCATAGTCGAGGACCACGCGGTATTCGACCGACAGGGTATCCCAGCCTTCACGCGACGACATTTGCGGCCCGGGTGCAGACGACAGATGCCCGTCCAGAACCGGCGCACCGATCAGACGCGAGGAGTCGAGCCCGGCGGGGTCCAGCCGTTCAACGAAGATGCCCTTGCCGTCGCGCATCGTCCGGTCGGCAAAAGTGCTGATAGTGGCGTCCACGGTCCCGGCTTCAGCGTCCAGAGACGACGGGCCAAACGTGGCGCGACGGATCAGCGTTTCAAACGATTCAGGCATTTCTGGAAAACCTCGGATTGCCGGTCGTGCTTCAGGCCGGTCTTGGGATCGCGAACCACGCTCGCCCTTTCGACATTCATGGTGAGTTTCGGCATTTCAGCCGGATCAGGCTGCCACGGCCGGACATAGATTCCCTTGGGCATCATTCGGCCCCCTTGGCGCGGAACGTGTCGGCTGCGTTCTCGGCGTCGATGTCCTCAATGGGCCAGCCGCGTTCGGCGACGGCCTTGCGGCGGCTGGTGAGCCCCGCGTCGATCTCGGCAACGGTGGCCTGCACATCTCGCAGCGGGTCCACCTGAAGAGATTTCGGCATCAGCCATTCACAGCGGTAGTCGCGGGGGCTGGACTCGTAATCGGGCGCGTCGAGCTCGCCCGTTAGGACGGCCCACTGCACGAAATGCCGCCAGATCGGGGCCATTAGTTGCGGAACGAGGACGTGATACTGAACCGCTTCCACCCGCTGCCGGAACGGCAACAATCCGGCTCTGAGCGAGCTATAGTTGGCGTCGGACAGATCGCCGTCCAGAAGATGCGTGGGCATCCCCAGCCCGGCGGCCAGTTGGCGCAGGTTCAACCGAATGAACGGCCCGAGGTCGGCCGCCTGACCGGGCGAATTGAACTTGATGTCATACCCGGTCGGCAGCCGTTGCAGGGTGCCCGGTTCGAGGCTGGGCTGGGCTTCGCCGTCATAGGGCTCGCCAGACGTGCCATTGAGGTCGATAAGGAACCCGGCGTGCATCGCGGCCACCTTGGCCCCCACAAGCAAGGCGTCGGTCAGTTGATCGAAGTCGCCCGCTGGCAGGATGATCGGCGCAAGCCAAGAGATGCCGCGAACCTGACCCGGCCCAAGCGGCTTGAAGATGTGAAGAATTTGGTCGGCGGGAACCCGGATCGGGGCTTGGTAGGTCGCAAACAGATCGGTCGGCCGGTTCTGCAAGATGTGATAGGCCACCCGGCGGCCCGAGGAGTCGAACTCCACACCCGAGACGGCATAGCCGCCGTTCGGGAAGTCGCGGGTGAACGACTCGTCCACCAGTTCCGGGGGCAGATTGCGAAACTGTGGACCCTCGGGACCGTCGACGATTTGCACAACGGCCTCACCCGTGACGACAATATCGCGGACCACATCGGCCATCATGCCGTTGATGTCGGTGCGGCCGTCGGCGTCGGCCGTCTCTCCCCACGCTGACCAGAGCGCAGAGAGGGCGGCGCGAATATCCTTGTCCGGGTGCATCGGCGTGGGAAGGATGCCCGAGGCGACAAGCGCCCCGACCCAATTGGCGACGGCCTGACTGATCCAAGCGTTGTTATTGGCGAGGTAGAGGGCGGAACTGCGAAGCCGTGGCCCGGCGGCCATCGTCTCGGGGCCAATGCGGCCGAAATGGCCCATCCACTTGCCCCTGCGGCCGCCCGTGGCCCCGTCAAAGGACCGGACCCGCACCGGGGCGGCCGGACGGGTCAGGATGCGGTTGAAGGTGCGGGCGAAGGGGAAAGCCATGGGTCAGGCGTTGGCTTTGAAGTCAGCGACGATTTCGCCGATCAACCGCGAGGCGTGCAGTGTGAAAGTCACGTCCGCGTCTTCCGTCGGGACGGCGGCGAGAACCTTGTCGGCTACAGCCGCAGCCCCCGCATTGTCGGCGGGCCAGTCGGCATCAAACCCGAGGCGTCCGTCGCGGTAAAGCCGAATATTGAAATCGAAAGTCTGCCCTGCACGGACACGCTCAATTGCCTCTTCCACGGGCGACATGGGGCGTTCGCCGCCGTTCAGCTTGATTCGCCGGGCCAAGCCCCCTGCTTGGTTTTGCGTCGCGCGGGCCAAGGCTTCGAGCTTCCAGCGATCCATGCCGAAGGTGCTGGCAATCTGGATCAACCGCAGAGCGCATATCGTGGCAAGGCTGAACACGTCGGCGCGGCCCTGACGATCAGAGGGCGGCAGATAGACCCGTTGCGACAGGTTGCGGAGCGCCTTGTCCAGCGTCGGCAACTCCTCTTCGGTGACGGAGTCGATCCGCGCGAAAATTCCGGTAGCGTCTTTGATCGTGAACATGGCCCACTATCCCTTTCATAAGCTCCACGACTCCATAACTTATAATTGAGTTGATTGCAAGAGTAGAGCACCTAGGGTCGTCTTGACACTGGTTGGACGGTGTTAGATCGGAGCTTCAACGCGAGGGGTGGGCCATGCTTCTGCTCCCGCATCTGTTCAAGAGATGAGCAGAGTGGGCCGTGGTGCGGACGCCCGGGGAGGTCCAGTCCGCTATTTCCGGTCGTCAAATAAAAATAGTGGCTGCGTCAAACTGCTATCTTCGCCTTCAGTTAGCCGATAGAAAGCATCCGAAACAATGAGGCGATCGACATTGGGAATCCGGAGAACGTAGGTTGGGAAGGACAAAACAGGTAAGATGGAAAGAGCGCAATAAATGAATCTGTGTTCGTCGCGGTCGGTCGTGAAGACTCGAGCTGAAGAATATCTGCTGAAGCTCCGCTCTGCAATAGGAACAGAATATACGTCACTAACAAGAAGCAGTTCCTTTCCGTCGGGCTTCAGAAAGGCCGCGCGGGTCTCAGTGACGGGAGGACCACCGCAGCCAAGCACCGAACTCGTCCGTCCGGATGCTACAAGGCTTTGCGGCGAAACTAGGAAGAAAAAGCCACACGCAGCCTTCCACAATGCTCTGATCCAGAGGTTGGTCACCACAGCTCCCGATGCTACATGAACATGCTTCGCACCAGTTTTCTTAAAGATGAATTGGTAGCGAGCGTCGTTCCCGTGCATATGGACAGCGTGAAGCGTGCAACTCGATAGAAGCTCCGAGGCGAAGATATCATCGTTCATGGGTGACAGCATCGGAATAGTATTGAGAATGGGCGCTTCTTCTAGGGGAAACTTCTTCTTTACCTTGCGCCCATCAGAAAATTCTAGCGTCAGCTTCAGGTCCTTGATCCGCTGTTGCGGACGTCTTGTTTGCACTCCCGCAATGCTTCTGGGAATGTGTAAATAATCTCTAGCGATATGCTGTTCTAGATCACGCGTAATGCAAGCACAGGTTTCACAGGAACTCTTCGGTAGGATGAATCGTCCACCGAGACTGAACGCAATGATGTGTTCGTCTGACAGGTTCGCCGTCTCCCCGCAGTAAATGCATCTGTGCGCGGCTAAGAATGAGACACTCGCCGGACTCGACTTATTCATGGTAATTTATCAATCAATATGGTGATCTTCATTGGTTGAGTTGTCAGTGCTCGCTTGGTAATCCCCCCCGAAAGTAAGGGGCTGCATAAGTAGAATTTTCTCGCCAAGATAAACGAGGAGATTCTGAATGAAGACAAGCAGATACACTGAG